CCACCTCACAGCACACCTCCCCGAGTCTCCAGCGCCCAGAGCAGGATCGCGATCGCGTCGGCCTCATTGTCGTCAGCAGGCTGAAACCCGCGCTGGCGCATCGCGGCGAGCACGGCGTCCTTGCCGGCGTTGCCTTTGCCGGTGGCGAAGCGTTTGATGGTGCCGACCGGAACGCCCTGATAGGCGACGCACTCACGCTCGCACCATGCGGTCAGCGTCGCCAGGAAACCGCCGTAGATGTGAGCGGCGTCGGTGCCGATATGGCGGCGGACCTCCTCGAACCAGATCGCGGCGATAGGACCGGAGAGCCGGTCAAGCTCGGTCAGCCAGTTGGTGAAGCGCAGATACCGCATGCCCCCGCCGTCGAACCGGCCCGGACGCAGCGAGAGCGTGCCGCTGGTGATCAGACCGTCCGATGTGCGCAGCGCCCAGCCGGTGCTGGAGCCCAGATCAAGCGCGAGCATGGACCTTCCGGCAGACCCACAAGCGATGGGTGCGGGTGCGCTGTCGGCTACAGGGACGGGTGATGGATGCATGCTCATGGGGGTCGATCCTGTTCGAGTGTTGTCGGGCTGAGAGGTCAGGCACGCCATGCGCGCGCGAAGCCCCTGGGGGTGGGAGAGGGAGAACCCGCTCAGCGCGGTTCTCCCCCACCCCCGAAGGGGGTGGCTTTCACCCCCACAACTTCGGGGGACGGGTAAGGCCTTGTGAATGATGGAGAAATTCAAGTTGCGGAAGGTCGCGACGACCGATCCTTTCCCAACTTGAATCTGCGCAAGCTCGCGTGGGAGGGCGAGCCAGAGCAAAGGTAGTTGTGAAGCGCTTTCCCAACTTGATTGCGCGCAGGACGGCTGGACGACACGCGGCGGCGCGAAAGGCAGCGAAAGTAGTTGTGGGGCTGGCCTCCCAGCCCGCCGCAACTTGCCACAACTTGATTCTGCGCATGTCCGAGTAATCGGGATGAACTGGCCCATCACGAGGTCTCCTCCGGCTGATAGACCCAGACCAGTGGGTTCTCGACCGGCAGGGCGGCTCCGCTCTGAGGGCATTTGTAGGTGCTGGGCAGAACGGGGATTCGCTCCGGGATGACCTCGCCTGTCACGGGATCGGTCGTCTCTTCCCCGGTCGGGAACGTCATGCCTTCGACGCAGAGATAGCCGAACTTGGAGCGCGAGGTCGGCAGGCCAAAGGGTGCGCCATCGCGCGCGAACTTGATGAAGCCCTTGGTGGCCAGCACGCTGATCCGCTCGCGGATGGTATCTTTGCCGCCCAACCCGGCCTGGTTCTCAAAGCTCTCCGCGAACTGCAGCGCCGTGAAGAGCCGCCCAGCTTCCGCCTCGTCGAAGAGCAGCTGAAGGATGACGTCGTGTTTACGGGTCCGTTCGGCGTCCAGCTTTTCGCCAAATTCGCGGCGCACGAGGCGCTCGCCAGAGCGGTCCACCACGACCCAGCGCCCATCGGCCTTGTCGATGATCATCGGCTCGATGCCGGGGCCGTTGCGCAGCTCGAAATGCAGCATCCGTTCGGGCCGGCCCTCGTCGGGCCGGTGCATGATGATGCCGGAGCTGTAGAAGCTGCGCAGCGACCCGGCGCCCGAGAGCGCCATGAACGGATCCTCGACGAGCTGCTTTTTCGTGATCTTGCGGGTGTGGTGGCAGAGGATGAGGCCGCAATCCGGGGCTACGGCGTCCCGCAGCGCTTCGACCCGCTCCTGCAGGAAAAACAGCATCGCCGTGTTGTCGTTCTCGCCGCCGCCTTCGGGCCCACCGTCGAAGATGTTCCGGATCGGATCGATGCAGAGAATGTCGGGCGTGGCGTGCCCGTAATGGGCGCGGACAGCGGCGATGGTCAGCCCCACGCCGCCTGCATCGAGCAGCATGCGCACCTTCGGCGTGGCGACGAGATTGTCGCGCGCAGCGGCCAGGAGCGCTGGATCGATGCGGATGCTCTGCAGGCGTTCGCGCAGGTAGTGGTACTGGATCTCGGCCTGCAGATAGAAGACCCGCAACGGCCGGCTCGGCGCGAAGCCGAGGAAGGGCACGCCCGCCGCCATATGGACCAGCAGGCTGATCAGGAAGTCGCTCTTGCCAACCTTGGGCGCACCGCCCAGCACCAGCATGCCGCCCGGCGTCAGCACGCGCGGTGCGATGATGTCATCGGGCATCGGGCTGGTATCGTCGAGCAGCGCGCCGAGCGTGAAGGTCGGCAATGCCGACATGGGCGGCGCGGTGAGCCGTTCGAGCGCCGGGCCGTGGCGTTCCTCATGCAACCGCCACAGGCGCTGGGCTTCCGAGGCGAGGCGTTCAAGTGGCCAGCTGGGACGCAGCTGGGCGGCGTTGTACTGGCAGATCGCCTCCCATGCCTCGTCGCGGCTGATGCGCCCCTCGTGGGCCATCCGCACATAGTGGCCGATGGCGGCGCTCGCGCCCTGGAAGCGCGTCCAGTCGTCTTCGCCGCCCTCGCGGACCGGGTTGGTCAGGACATCGGTGATCGACGGTTTGTCGATCGACGGTCCAGGCTCCGAGCCCACGCCGGCAAGCGGTGGCATATCGGCGACGAGATCGGCGAAGTCGCGCAGATGGACCTCGACGCGCGGGCTGTGGCGTCGGATGTTGACCAGCCGCTTGAACCCGCCCTTGTGATAGACCGAACCGGCCAGACGGATCGGCTGGTGAGCGGATCGGAAATGCGTATCGCCGCCGACCTTGACCGCGATATCGCCGCGCAGCCGACAGAGAAGCGCGATGTCCTCGCCCTCGGCCGGTTCGCTCAGGCGCCACCAGACATGCAGCTTGTCGAGACCGTCCGGCGTGCGGCCGCCGCTTTCGACGAGCAGGGTGGGTTCGCCCAGATGCCGGATGAGGTGGTCGAGTTTGGCGATAATGTCGCCCGCGTCGAGGTCGACCAGGACCGTCTGCATCTGCTGGACATCGGCGGCCTTGGCCTTGCCGGTCTCCGCGACCGTTCCCGGCACCACATAGAAGGCCGCTCCTTCGCGCGCAGCCCAGCTGGCGAAAGAAACCGCCTTCTCCAGCAGGCTGTCGTCGATCTCGATCCAGGCATTGTGGGGACGACCGTCAATCCCCTGACCCTTGTCGATGAACCCGCGAAGCGGCGCCCAGCCCTCGCAATAGCCAAAGACGACATCGAGAAAGACCGCGATCTGCTTGGGATCCGGCTCGATATCGAACGGATCGGCCTGCGGCGCGGCGTCGTTGAAATCACGCCAGGCGTCGAGGGAGACGATGTTGTTCTCGCTCATGTCGGGAGCCCCCAGCAGCGATCCGCCCACGGACACATTCGGCACTCGTGGAAATCACGGGTCGTCGCGATGCGCGGCAGCAGTTCCCCGGCGTCGCTTGCCTGCAGGATGCGCACACCGCGATCGCTCATCCGTTGAGCTAGGCTCGCGTCGAACGGCACGAGTTCGTGGTGCAGTTCGGCGGTGTCCTTGTTGATGGCGGTGAAGAGTGCCGGGTTCTCGGAGATGCCCGGGACCTGCGCCTCCATGTAGGCTTGGTAGAGCGCGACCTGCGCGGCGTAGACGGGCTTCGCCACGACCACGCCCTTGGCAACGGTCTCGCGCCAGTTCCTGGCGTTCATTGTCTTGCATTCCCAGAGCGCGGGAACGCCGATGCTCAGCGGCTGGGGAACGGCGGCGATGATGCCGTCGACATGACCGCGGATGCGGCCGCCAGCGACCGAGAAGCCGAATTGCTCGCCGTCCGGGCGGTTGCCCTTGCGGGTGTAGAGATCGAACCCGGCACCGCGCAGCCAGCGGATGGCAAGATCTTCGAGCGCGTGTCCGATCTCGAAGATCCGCAGCGTCTGGCCGGAGAAGTCCTGGCCTTCATCCTTCGGCACGCCCGCGAACTCGAATTGCAGAGCGCGCTCACAGCCGTGTCCAAGGCGGGAGCCGCCGAGGTAGGTCCTGGGCGCAACCGCCGCGCGTTCAGCGGCGATCGCCTTGTCGATCACCGCATTGATGCGTTCGGCGCAGGTAGGGCGGTGGTTGTAGTCGAGCATCAGAACGGCACCTCCGCGTCGGCGACGGCTGCCATGGTGTGCATGGCGTCCTGGAAGCCGCCCACCGCGACCTCGATGAGCGTGAGCACCTGCGCTTCCGAGAGGTCGGAGAAGCGCGCCTGCCAGCCGATTTCCTCCATGATCTCGGCGACCGGCTTCATGGCGGCGCGGATCGCCGCCTTCTCCTGTTCGGTGAGATCAACCATGGCCCAGCGCTCCCGCGCCAAGCGCGTCCAGAAGCCTTGGCAGGCCATGGAGCAGAACCAGACCGAGGGGCGCGGCTGCTTCGACCGCACCGGATCGAACCAGCCAAAACCACGGGTGGGTCGCCGGCAGACAGCACAAAGCGTTCCACGCGGATGCCAGACCCGCCGCCGGTCCTCGGCCGTGATTTTGGTGAGAGACGCCATGGCTCATGCCGCCCTCCCGATCGCTGCTTCCGGCGCGGCATCGGCCGCTCCGAAGACGAGGGAACGGATACCGTCGCGGTTGAAGCGGAAGGCGAGCAGCGCCGATGCTTGGTAGCGGGTCAACCCGAAATCCTGCCGGTACTCCGGCGGCAGGAAGGCAAGCTGACGGCCAGTGGGCGGCTGGTTCAGCCAGCGGCGGGTCTTATGCGCGCTTTCGTCGGTCTCGTGTTCGTTGAGCCAGTCGTCCGCCGCCGCCAGACAGACAGTGCGCTCGCCCATCGCCAGCAGGTGAGGCCGCTGCTTCTGCAGACCTCCGATACCGTACCAGCGGCCGTTCAGGAAAAAGACACCGCCCCAGGCATTGAAGCCGTTGGCGATGAGCGCGGCGTCGTCGCCGAAGAGATCGCACCAGCGGAAACTCGACCGTTTCAGGAGGTCGATCTCGGACATGACGAAGTCGCCGAGCGGCATGGCCTCGCCTGCATCCTCCCGCTCCCAGAGGTGCCCACACAGCGGGCATTCGGTGGTGGCGAGCGGCACGATGGCGCCGCAGTCGGGACAGTCCTTGGTGGGCGCTTCGCCAGAAGACTCGCGACCGTTCAAATCGACGTCCTGTTCCAGCGAACCGTGCAGCAGGGTCGATGTGCCGAAATCCAGCACGATGCAGTCGGTCTTGATGACGCCGGGATGTTCCTCGGGCGAGACCGTGCGCAGGCCCCGGCCAACCATCTGGATCATGGTCGATTTGTAGGAACTCGGCCTTAGCAGCACGACGCAGCTCGTCGGGGGGTGATCCCACCCCTCGGTCAGGACCGCGACATTGACGATGACCCGCAGATTACCGGCGGCATAGGCCGCAAGCGTATCCTTGCGGTCGGTGTCGGCCATGTCGCCATGGATCAGCCCGGCAGCGATGCCCGCCGCATTGAAGGCGTCGGTCACGTTGCGGGCGTGATCGACAGTGGAGCAGAACACCACCGTCTGGCGCTCGCCGGCTTTCTCCCGCCAGTGGCGGATGACCGCTTCGGTGACCGGCGAGCGGTTCATGATCGCGTCGACTTCGGTCATGTCGAAATCGTCGGCCGTGCGGCGCACCTTGGTGAGCTGGTCCTGGACGCCGACATCGATCACGAAGGTGCGCGGCGTCACCAGATGGCCGGAAACGATGAGCTCGCCGATCCGGATCTGGTCGGCGACGTTCGAGAACACCGGGCGCAGACCGCGCTTGTCGCCTCGGTTCGGCGTTGCCGTGACGCCGTAAATCCGGCACATGGGATTACGCTGGAGCGCGGTGTCGATGATGCGCCGATAGCTGTCGGCGGCTGCGTGATGCGCCTCGTCGATGACCAGTACATCGATCACACCGTAGGTCAACAGCTTCGCCAGCCGTTTCGGGTGAAGGCTCTGGCGAGTCGCCACGACGATCCGGGCGTCGGCAGCATCGTTATCCGCCATGACGATCCCGATCCCCGGCGCGGCGTTGACTCCGAAATGTTCATCCAGTTGTCCGCCGAACTGGTTGGCGACACGGTCATTAATCTGCTGGATGATCTCTTCGGTATGCGCGATCACCAGCGCGCGCTGATAGAGTGGATCGACCGCTTCGACGAGCGTTTGCGCGATGATCGTCGTCTTGCCCCCGCCGGTCGCCACCGCGACGAGCGGCGCAGGTTCGCCCATACCCCATGCTGCCTTGACCGCATCGACGGCTTCGCGCTGGTAATCACGCAGCGCCTGCGGTTGGTAGATGGGCGCGTCAATCAGCATCGGCATGAGCGACCTCCCATACACTGATCTCAACTCGTGGGGCGTCGGCGTCGATCCGCTTATAAAGATGTTCCTCGACGATCTGCGCGTCGTCTTGCCAGACGATCCCGTTGAGCGCATCGTGCATGAGCTTCAGCGGGTTGTCGATGTCGCCCGAATCGCGCGGACGGAACAGATACACCGATAAGCCCAGTTCGCCCGTCAGTGGCTCATCGTGTTTCGCTCGGAAAGCGATCACCGCCTCCCAACCTGCATCGCGTTTGTACTGGGCTGCCTCAGCGGACAGAACGAGCTTGCCGCGCCCGATGGGGACATATGCCGCGTTGACACTGACCGGGTAGGGCAGCGATAGCAGCACCTGCTTGATCGGACGCAGGAATCGTTGTGCTGCAGGCAGCAGGGCGATGCTGCGGGCACGTCTTGGCACGAAACTGATCATGCCGAGCCTTTGAAGTTGGTTCAGGTGATGCCGGACGACGGACGTACTGACGATCTGGGTCTCATCCATGATGTCGCGTATGGTCGGCATGTAACCGCATCGCCGGTGGTACTCGTCGATGAATTGCAGGACGCGCCGCGTCGTGTCGTTAAGCCGTATGGACATCCTGTACCTCTTCCTCGCCA